TACATCTTTAAATATATCTTTTATTGCCATTTATTTTTTCTCCAAGAATACACTTCTATTATACATTGTTATTTAGAAAAGTCAAGTAATATTTGTCCATTTTCTTCGATCAGAATTTAAAAAATTGTTGTAATGTTTTGCTTTCTTTAGTTTTTGCCAAGTTAAATCCCATGGGACCTAACACGTTTTCTATTTTTTTATCCAATACACTTTCTTCCATACCTTCTTCATCAAAAGGTAACTCCTTAAACCACTTGGGTAAATTGAGTTCATCAGTTGGATATGCTACACTTGTATAACCCATAGGATTATTTTTTAATTTACAAACAATAACTTTCATACCATCAGTAATAGGCAGACTGTATTGATCACTATTTGCTTGTTTTAAATTATTCCAGTTAATACTGCCTCTAACATGCCCTGGAACCATATTGTTTTGTTTTTCATTTTTAACAGATTCCAATTTGTGTAATCTGTAATTTTCAGGAACCTTTGCTTTTTGATTTATTTTCATTGTGTACATTGTTACATTATTTGCACGTTTAGGCATACCTTTTTTCCAAGGTTCCAGTCCTTTAAAGTATTCCTTAAAGTCCACGATTTTTTGTAAGATATGATCTTCTTCCAAACCATTAAGTGAATCAACTAATAGTTCTTCTAAAAAGTCCTGTATAAATTCAGGAGTATCACTACGTTTTAGATCAAGACCCATAGCCTTAAGTTTACCCCCTTCAGGCTGATATCCTTCTATATCCAAACATTGAATAGCATAACGTTTTTTAGTAATAAACAAACCAGCACGTCCAACTACTTCTCTACCGGCCTGCATGACTTGGCCTGCTTCTAGTGGAACATTAAATGTGTCTTTTAAGAAGTTAGGGAAAGTAGAACTAACTTCATCAGATATATGATCATATAATTTTATTGCTTTATCCATATCCAATGTTTCTCCTTCAGGGAGAGCAGGAACGGCAGTAAAATACACAGAGTCAGTATCACCATATATTACACAATCACCTTCGTAGTCATATTCACCTGTTAACATACGATTTGTTTCTGCCGCCATGTGTTTTGTGATACTTCTACCTGTGAGAGTTGTACTTTGTCCAATACGTTTATCATAAAATCTACAACCTGGATTTAATATCGCACCATATAAACTGTTCAAGTTAATCTTTTTAACCAACTGCCTTTTATCCCAGAATGCTTTTTCCTCATCTGTAGTTGCAATTTTCTTTTTAGCCTGTAGTTCTTTACGTTCTGCATACCAACGTTCTAACAGACCTGGAACAACACCTTGGAAGTCAGTTTTAAATATTGTGCCGTTAGCACTGATGTTCCAGGGTTGACCACTGTTAAAAATTAAATTATAGACATCAGCACCAGTAACTTCATGCGTACTACCATCTTCCATATCCAGTTTCATTACATGGTCTACGTCTTTACTATTAACAAATTCAAATTCATTACTAGCAAACTTTCCAGCCCAGGCATCAGCAAAACTTTTCTTTTCTAATCGCTGTGCTTTTGTGATTTCTTCTTCTGTGTAATCCTGTCTAAGTTGCCCTACGATAGTTTCTGCACCCATATTCAATGCTCTAAACACACTAGGATATAGACTGTTTAAGTCCATACTGCCTACCCATTCATGGAAACCTTTTTTAGGAGTTGCCACAAAGGCACCTGCGGCAGTATCTTTTTCCGCGGCTTTGTTTCTGTCTGGCACCACCATATTACGTCTGTGTGCTTCGTTGATAATTGCTTGTTCTGTAGTTGCTACAGCACCCATTGTTACAGGAAGTAATACAGTATTATCATGTGCAATAGTGTTAGCAAGATCAATGAATTGCAATTTCTTATCCATCTTAGCCAACAACATTGTGTCCTGAATATTATATTCCAAAAACTTCTCAAAATCATGATTGTAAAGCCTATCCAATGAGCCTTCGTATGCAACCTTACGTTCACCAACTTCCATTTCACCAATGTAATCCAATCTATAACTATGCCTTTCCTCATAGTTGTATTTTCTATACAGTTGCAAATAGTCCAAATGTACGCGACCAATTAAATCATAACTTGTTGTTTCATTACCATACTGCTCAAAAGTTCTTTCCCTAGGCAGTTTTTTAAGCAAACAGAGACGCCTTGTTTCTGCTTTACCCATAGTCCTAGTAATTCTGTTTATAACATAAGGAATATCATAACCTTCTGAGTTCCAACCACTAATAATATCAGCATCATCTATAATAGTGAGGAATGTATCCAACATTTCCTGTTCTGTTCTAAACAACATAACCTCAGGTAATGGCTTTATAACTTCCTGTGCTTGTTCCCAACTAAGTGTTTTAGGAGGCACAGCCAAACATATCATTGCGTCCATCCAGTCCAAATAAACACCTATTGCTGTGATTGGAGTAAAAGGATCTTGTGGACTACTGTATCCACGTTTAGGATCGAAGTCTACCTCGATATCAAAAAATGCTGTTTGTAATTTAGGGGGTTCGACACCATTATAATATTTTGCTAGTGTCTTGTTTATAGGTCGTATATCACTTTCGTATATACCATTGTGTTTGTTTATACCTACATTCTTTTTAAAGTCCTTTTGGTTTTGACAAACAACTTCAGTAACTTTATCGCCGTATATACTCGTGTGTTTGCCTTTGGGATCTTTGTAATAAAAATTATATGTGGGTTTGAGTTCCTTGATGACACGTTCACCATTCACACGTTCAACGACTGTGATTACGTCTTTTGTCTGATCATGAAATGCGTCTACATAACTCATAGGCTATACTCTATTACTGTATTATACAGTATTTCGTGGCCTTTGTCAATGTAATTTATAAGGTTTTACCAACAACTTCTAGAATTGTTTCCAACTCATCAAAGTTATCACGTTCATCAGTAAACTTGGCTTTGTGTGCAACTTTAACTGCCTTCATTAAGATACTAGGCTTTAGATCCATCTCTTCTGCTATTGCCTTTACAGTATCTCGGAGTCCTTCGTTTAATGCTTCGACTTCAAATAAAACTTGGTCTCCTTCCTGGAGTAACTTTTTCAATCTTGCGATTTCTTCTTGATTAAAAACTTTGTTAAATGCCATGTGTTTCCTCTGTGCTATTATTTATTAAGTTAACTTGAATTATAGCAGAAATTTAGGTATTGTCAAGATAATAATTATCTTTATGCCATAACCATAAAACTAAGGAATATCTAGTACCTGATTCAACACCCTTAACACAATGTAGCATATCACAAGGAAATACTAAAACAGAACCTTCAGTTAAATTTTTAGGAGTAAATTCTATATCAGAATCTTTGAAAGATAATTCACCTCCCTCATAATCAGTATTTAAAATCACAGACATGCTTAGTAATCTGAATCCTAATTCTGGAATAGACTCTGGAACATAATCATAATGCCAAGTAAAATTTCCAAAATCTTCTGATTTATATTTTTTTAAAAATCCTTGAATTTTAGTATTACTCCAATCTATATCAAGATTAAAAATTTGATTGTTTGCATTTTTAAAAATATTTTTAAAAAAACTATGGTCTAAATCTTCTGGATCAAGTTGCCATGCTCTATGATCACCACTTTTAAAATAGTGATCTGCTGAACCTTCACGACCACCAGTACTTGATTTTCGGAAACTATCTTGTAAAAGTAAACTATCTATGATAGATTGGTCGACAGCATTGTGTTTGATATAGATATTATCCATATCATTATTTATTTTGTAAATTTATTTTAATTGCTAATTCTTGTAAGGATACAGGGTCAGTAGTATCTACTTCTATTTTATAAACACTTTTAAACCCTGGTGGTTGTATGAATGCTAATTCATTAAGAATATTTCTGTCTGTAATTCTGTTGCCTTTGTCATCATATGCCACATACTGATCTCCAGTATAGTGAACTTCAATAATCATACAAGTTCGCCCTTTTATACTTCTATACTTGCTTCAAAGGTGAATTGTGTATCATCAAATTCATCAAACAACATTTCAGATATCATATCACCTTCATCTGGATCAATTTCTTTTAACAACACAATTTCATATATCCACATGAGACCTTCTGAATCTTCACCGGTATATCCGATGACTTCTATGCCTACCTGTTCTTTTTCTTCATCATATGCAGTTAAAACTTTTGTTGGTACAACACTTTGCACAATATCGTGATACACAATCACGTCCTCATCA